CGGCCGCGTCGACGACGACGGCGATCAACTCGCCCAGGATCGCCCCCACGTTGGCGGGGCTCATGGCGTGCCCGCGATGCTGGCAGGCAGCGCCGGGAGGACCACTCCCAGCCCTGCCAGGGCCGACGAGAGCTCGCCCCACAAGGCCGTCCAGCGGCCGGCAGCGACCACGAGAGCAGCGACCACGTCGCCGTCCTCCCCGGCCACGAGGGCGAGCTGCAGCGCCTCGACCCATCCGGCGAGCGCCGCGCGGGCGGCGTCGTGCGCCGCCGCGACGGGCGCGAGGTCTGCCTCGACCGCTCCCGTGCAGGCATCCGTACGGCACTCGTCCAGGCGCCGCTCGGCCTCGTCCATCGTCAGCCGATGCGCCCCCTCGAGAGCGATGACGGCCACGGTCGCGGCGCGGGCCTGAGCCTGGATGGCTCCCGCTCCGCAGCCGATCAGCCACCACGACGCGACGAGCGCAACCAGGCGCATCACGCCAGCCCCGGAGCCCAGCCGCCGACCAGCGCACCGACGAGCGCGCCTGCACCCGCCAGCGCCACGGCCCGCGGACGACTCGCCGCGCCGCCCGGCAGTACGAGCGCCGACGCCGCGCCGATGGCGCCGCCGACGACAGCATCCGACGCATGGAGCGCATGGAGCGCCAACGCGGCTCCGAGGAAGGCGACGATGGTGCCGAATCGCTCGAGCCTCTCCCACTTCACGAAATCGACTTCGTTCTTGTCCATCACAGCCCTCCCACGACACCGGCGATCACACCGGCCATGACCGTGTACGTCGCCGCAGTCGGATGCGTGCCGTCATACAGGACGGCCGTGTTGTCGGCCGCCGCCTGATTCGGCGTGGCCGCAGTCGTGTAGTCGCACAAGAACACGTTTCCATATGTGCTGTTCCAGGCGCTCACGTATCCAGGCAGCGCGGCATTCCACGAGTCGATGGCAGTGCGCTCGTTGGCCTCGGTCGCGCTGGTCGCGCACCGCAGAGTCGTGGTAACGACAATCGGTCCGGTGCGAGTCACGCGCAGACCGGCAATCTCATTCGTCCAGTCGGTCTGCATCGCCGACACAGCCGCTGCGGGAGTCTGGTTCAGCTCGGCCGCACGGCATCGACGGAAAATGTCATTCCGCCCGAATGACAGGATGGTGATCCCAGCCGGGCCGATGGACAGGTCTCGATCCGTCGCGACCGTCGAAAGCCGCGTGGTGCCGGCTGCCGGCGTAGCGCCGAGTCCCATGCCCGAGACGCCGGTGTGATTCGTCGAGAAATCAGGCGTCAGGTTGGTAGTTGCGGGCGTGAACTGCCCGGACATGGTGGCGTGCCTCGAGGCGTTGAGTAGCTGCAACACCTCGCGCCGCCAGCCATTGCCATCGACCGGTCCCGACGCTCGACCAAGCGTGATGCTGTCGCCCATACACTCGATGGAGCCGAGGCTCGGCAGCGCGCGACGATACGTCTTGAGCACCGGCGAGCCTGCCGCCGTGTACGTGCCGCCGCCGACTCGAGGCGGAATGGTGGTGCCATTGAAATCTGCGGCGACGAGCGCGTTGGTCTCGCCGCCGGCCGGGGATGGTGTCCCAACCGGCGAGGCCGACCATTGCGCAATCTGCGCGTCGGTGAGCGCTGCAGTCGTCGCCCGAATCTCGACGAAGGCGAAGTTGCCATAGCCCAGCGTCGCGGCAGACACGCGGCGGTTGATCGCCAGCGCGTTCGTGCTGCCCAGCGTCGTCGCGGCCGAGGTGCCCTGTCGGCCAATCTGCCGGCCATCGCGCCAATGCTGGATGGCCGACCCGCTCACGAGCCGCACGACGTCCGTGCGCATGAGACCGAGTCGCCCTGCCTGCGTGACGTCGCAGCCGTTGCCGATGCCAGCGCCCGGCGCGCTCGCATACGCGCCATTGAACGCGGTTTCGGGCGCGTAGGTGAATCCCGTGTTGGCGTAGGTGATCAGGTTGAAGTTGGCGGCGAAGTCGCCGACCATGGCGATTGACAGCGTGCTATTCGCCGGCCGAGTCAGCGGCACCCAGCGCACCAGCACCGACAGAATGGCGCTGTTCCACGAGCCCGCACCACCGAGGATGGATTGCGAGCCCGAGGTGAACTCGAGTCCCTGCACGCTCGCGGGAGCTCCGCCAAAGTCAGCGACGCCGAAGTCGGGGAAGTTCCGCGCGGTGGTCGGGATGACGGCGTGGGCCAGCGCTCCCGGCGCGATGGGCCCTTTGAGGATCGGCAGGCCCACGGCTGCCTCAGACGTAGAACCGGCAGCGGATCCAGGCCGTCCCGGCGTTCGCCGAAACTTCCTTGATCTGGAAGCCGAGCCACGTTCCGTCTTCGACGTTGATCGAGAACCGGATTCTGACCTTGTCGCTCGCGCCCGTGGTCGTCGGGGTGCGCAGCGCCATCTGGCTGTGCACGACCTGCCCGAAGTTGGGCGTCGTCGTCCAGTCCACCCCCGTCGCGATGGCGACTCCTGCGCCAGGAGTCACGGTCCCGTCCCAGACTCCGGGGACCGTCCAGACGTCGTCGGTCAGGACCGGGGTCTTGATCTGGTCGGTGATCATCGGGACGAGCTCGATGATGCCGCCGGGGGTGGCGTTGGCGTTGTATGAGACCGCGATGGCGAGGCGGCGGCACCCGTCGGGGATGCGGTACGGGCCGAGCAGCGCCGAGGTGACGCTGACAGCCGCGAACGAGGTCTCGCTGCCGACGATGTTGAACGCGGTTCCGCGCTCTGCCTGATAGCCCATCATGCCCTCCGGGCGGAGAGTGAGTCCATGCCAGAGAAGCTCGCTCCGGCCACGTTCGGCGCAGGAGACGTCCCGCGTCGAGGGGGTGCTGGCGCTGTCTGGGCCGCGTAGAGGGACTGATTGAGCGCGAGGGCCGCAGGCGTCAGCGCCGGGTCCGTCGGAGCCGAGAATAGCACGCCGAGGGTGACGCGCCGGTCATACGGAATGCTACTCCCGCTGGCCGCGAGTTCGCGGACCACCGCATTCCGGATCTCCTCATAAAGCCGCGGGTGCACGTTGCGGACGGCCTCGACAGCCTCGGGAGTCAAGTCGCCGTCGCGCAGGTCCGCGAGGACAGTCAGCGGGTCGTCGACCGCGCGAGCGATGCGGAGGAAGCGGGCCATTTCCTCCGCGCTCGGGGCGGCATCGCTCGCGGGGCGGATCTGGCCGTCGATGGTGCGCGGGCGAGGCCGCGCCCGGTCGAGGTAGGCGCGGGCGCGGGTCGCCGTCGCGAGGATCTCCGCCCGGACCGCAGGAGCGGCCTCGAGCCCGTCGACGCGGGCGGCGAGTCGCTCTGCCATCACGCGCGGGTCGCGCTCGCTCTCGAGCTGCCGGACGCGGGCCTGAAAGTTGGTGGCGCCCATCGTCGCGGCGAGGCGGGCTCGGCGCGCGGCCTCGCGCGCGGCGCGCCCAGCGGTCGGCACGGCCGACCGGACGAATGAGCGGACCGAGGAGACAATCTCGCCGCCTGTGCCGGCGGCGAGGCGCTCGATGGTCCCGAGGGCGCGGACGGCCACGCCAGGCGAAGCGACGGCCGTCGCGATGGCTGCGCCCACCGGCCCCGCGGCGAAGGTGCCCAGCGCTCCCGCGGTGACGGTGCGGGCCACGCTTTCGTTCGCCTCCATCACCCGCCGGAACTGGTTGAGATCGGTCGCATCACGACGGACCGACCCGAATGTCCCGATCGCGCCATCGGCGGCGGTGAGACCAGCCGCGACGTCTGCCCGGATGTTTGCCGGGAGGTCGAGGTTGTCGTGCATCACGCGGAGCAGGTTTCGCGTGCTGTCGAGCGTCTCCTCGAACGTGCTTTCTGCCGTCTCGTTCGCGACGGTGCCTGCCTGCCGGAGGAAGCTGTTGATCACCCGCGTGTCGCTGGTCGACAAGGCCCGGAACGGGTCGACGTCATCGCGGAGACCATCCCCACCGAGGAACCGGCGGACGAACGCCCGCCGCGTGCCGAGCTCGCGTGTGTAGGCGGCATTGACCGCGGCCTGCAGTTCCGCTGCCTCACCCCAGAGGTCCGTCCGCTCGAGCGTCTGCCGGAGCCCCTCATAGAGCTCGTCGAGTGGCTGCGCTGCCGCGCTGCCGACGATATTGCGGTTCGTGCGGAGCCGGCCGGTCTCGCGCTTGAGCTCGTCGAGGGCCGAGAAAATGTCGGCGGCGACCTCGGGCGAGTCCCCGGTCGAGAGCGCTCGAGCAATCGACGACTCTCGCGCCTCGAGGACCTGGTCGAGGCGTCGCATGAGTCCCGGGGTGCCGGGGGCGTAGTCCCCAGGCAGGTCGAACACGCGGCGAGTGAGCTCGCGCGCCCGCCCGATCGCGTCCATGCCCGCGGCCGACTGGTCGAGGAGGCGCCCGGTGGAGACGCGCGAGACGACCTGCTCTCGCTTGAGGCCGCGCGACCAGAAGTCCGAGGCGTGAGCGCGCGCGCGCTCGACCGCGTCGAGGGAGCGAGACACTTCGCGCGTCCCCTCGTCGAAGACGTCGTCGCCCCGTGCCCCGAGCTCGCGCAGCCGGCGCCCGTCGGCCGTGAGCGAGAGCGCTCGCTCGATCTCGCCAGCATCAGCGCCGGTGACGCGGCTCGAGACGTCCGCCCAGACGCGCGCAACAGTCGGCGAGAGGTCCGTGCCGACCGACCGACGCCAGGAGTCGCGGAGGAGGTCGGCGGCGCCTCCTGCCGCCCTCCGGGCAGCCCGCACGCCCTCCCCGATGACAGCGCCGCCAGCGCCCAACACGCCACCAGTGCCGGCGCCGAGGAGGGCGCCCGAGCCAAGACGCGCCAGGACGGCTTCTGCCGTCAGTCCGGGGTCGCCGAGCGACTCCTCCGAGATCATGCGCCCGGCCTCGCCCAGGGCGCCCTCGACCGCGCCCTCGGTCGCGAGCCGAGCGACCGTCCCGCCGGCCCGACGCAGCGCCGACGTACCGGCCCCGCGCGCGAGCCTGCCGGCCGCCGCTCCTGCGGCCTCCGCGGCGGTGGCGACGGCTCGAGCAGGCGCGGTCACCGCCCGCGCCCCGCGCGCCAGCAACCCCGCTCCCTCGGCGGCCCCTCCAAGGCCGCCAGTCGCCAGGACGGGGGCCACGCTGCCCACCACCTCGCCGAGGATCGTCGCCTCGGGGTTGTACTCGCGCAGCCCGGCAAGCTCGTCGCCGAACCCGAGGGCCGAGCCGGCCGCGTCGGACAGGCCGAGGGTCGCACCAGACGCGGCGCCAGCGAGGCCGGCGGCCACCGCTCGATCCCCGAACTCGCGCCGACGAACGCGCTCGGCACGAGCCTCGGGAGAGTCGGCCTCGAACAGCGACCGGCCCCGCGCATCGGTCCGCGACAGCAGCGCAGCAGCCTCCTCGGGGGTGTCGACCTCGAAGACCTCGCCGCGCCGCGAGACGACACGGCGAGCGAAGTCCGGCTCGCCGGTCGGCGTCGCGGGAGCCGGCGAGGGTGTTGCTCCCGCGAGCTCGGGGACGATGGGCTCGGGCATCAGTCCACCACCCGGCGAGCGGAGGTGCCCGCGATGGCAGCCGCCTCCACCTCAGCAGCCGGCCTGCCTTCGCGGACACGCGACGTCCGCGACTCGATCTCGGACCGCACCCGCTCGATGCCGCGACGCAGCGCCTCGTCGGTGCCGGCGCCGGTAAGAATGCGGGTGAACCGCTCTTCCTCGGTTGCGGAGATCGCGGCGCCGGACCGCAGGCGCCCAAGGAGGTCCGTCGCATTCAGCAGCGCTTCGCGCATCTGTCGGCCCTCGTCGGACAGGAGGAAGTCGGGCAGCATGCCAGTCATGCCCACACCCGGGGCATCTTCGCCGCTGGCCCTGGACGGGATGAGCCCCTCGATCTCGTCGAGAGTCGAACTCAACGCCGCCAGAGCTCCGGCCGAGTCCGCGGTGCTCGCCTCGGCGAAGCGCCCAGCCCCGCCGACCAACGCCGGATCGATGCCGACCGACGCGGCCGCCGCCGAGGGAGCGACGCCGGTGTCGATGAGTCGGTTCGCGGCGTTCAGCCGGGCCTCGGTAGGCTCGTCGTATCGAGGCCCACCTGCGCCACCCATCGCGCGCCGTTCTGCGCGCTGGGCCGCGGCCTCGCGCTCGCGAGCTCGCGCCTCGAGCAGGCGCATCCGGAGCTGCCACTCGGTCTCGCTGCGGTCGGCCTCCGCGCGCGACGCTGCCGCTGCGTCGCGGAGCTGGGCGGCGAGCGCTTCGGCGTTGACCCGAGCCTCCTCGCTCCCAAGGCTAGCCTCGCGCTCGGCGACTTGAGCCGCCACGTTCTCGAGCGCCAGGGCGCGCGCCGCGTCCATGGCGGCGTTGCGGTCGGCGTACTCCTGCCGCGTCATGTCGTAGAGCGTTCCCTCGGCCTCGGCCCGCCGGAACGCTGAGTCGATGCGCTGCTGCTGCGCGGCCAGGTCGCGCTCGATCTCATCGTTGATCATCGAGTAGACGACATTCGGGCCGCCGCTGACCGCGGAGCTCAAGCCGCCCAGGCCGATCGCGATGGCGCTCGCGATGGTTCCTCCGACGCCCCGCGAATGGTAGAAACCGTCGGGGTCGATGGAGAGGGCGGCTGCCCTGTCCGCCGCCCGTCGATAGGAGTCGCGGGCCGCATTCGTCGCCCCGCGCCGCTCATTTTCGACCTGCTGCCGTGCGCCGATCTCAGCCTCGACGCGGTCGCGCTCCTCGGCCGCAGCGATAGCGGCGAGCTCGGCCCGGCGCTGCTCGATGCGGCGCTGCTCGTCGGCCAGCCGCAGGTCCCGGTCCAGCGGCGACTCCGTGCGGCTGTCGTACTCGCCGAACAGGCTCGGCGCGTCTCGGGGGCGGTTGGTGAGCGCGTCGATCAGCGTCGCGTTGAGATCCTCCTCCGTCGGCGGCGCCGGAGGCGTGGCGGGACCACGCCCGCGGGCCGCTACGCCCCCTCGGCGGGCCGCAGCGGGGCTCGGCGCCGTGCCAGCCGCCGCGGGCTCCTCGGCGGGCGTGACGAGCGACGTCCGCGGCCGGGCAGCCGCGGCGAAGGCAGGGACAGGAGTGCCCGGGAGGTCCACGGTGCCGCCCGACCCGAGCGCAGGCATGGCCGCGGCAGCCCGCCACAAGGCGGCCTCGGCAGGAGTCATGGGCTCCGGGGACTCAGCAGCGGCGGGCGCTGCGTCGGGCCTGTAGCCGGGCAGGGACAGCGCGCCGGTCGGGCCGCTGCGCGCCTCGAGCTCGCGGGCGAATGCCGCGGCGGCGTCCTCGGCGGGAGCGGACGGCAGCGCCGCCGGCTCCGCGGGGGCAGGCGTCACCAGCGGCACGCGAGCGCGAGCCGGGCCTGCGTAGGACGGCGCGACGGGCGCCCCCGGCAGGCTGATCGGGCCGGGCGCACCCAGCGCTGGCACTCCGCTCAGAGCGCGGGCGAGGTCGTCTGCCGGGTCGCTCACCGGAAGAACCCCCCGGCCGCGTTCAGCGCGAGACCGGCGAACGGATTCGCCATGCCCGCGAACGGGGCAGCGGTTCGGAGAACGCCGCCCAGCCCAGCCGCCTCTCGCCGCCGCCGCTCCTCCTCGGCCTCTTCCTCGGGAAGCGTCGAGGAGCCCAGCGCGAATGGCCCGGTGGACGCGGGCGTGGCCGCTGTCGCCGTCGGCGTTGGGGTGCTGGCTGGCGCTCGGGCGGGCCTCGAGGTCCCGGTGGGCGTCGAGGCGGGCGCTCCGCCTCCACCGAGACCGCCGATCAGCGGCACCAGCACCTGGCCCGCGACTCCGGTCAGGCCGCCGAACAAGTTGTTCGCGAAGTCGGCCTGCCGCTCTCGCTCAAGGCGCTGCTCCTCGGCGAGGCGCGCCCTGGTCTCCTCCATCGCGGCGGCCTGCGACACGCGCATGTCAGCGACGGCCGGAGCGAGCGCCTGCATGGCTGCGCGCGAGCCGGCCGCGCCAGAGCCGACGCCTGCAGTCGACCGCGCGAGACCGAGCGCATCCCTGCGCGTGTTGCGGATCGCGTTCTCGTATCCGGCAGCGGTGGTGCCGAGCCGACGCCGAGACTCGGCGGTCCAGTCTGTCGTCGGGGGGCCAAAGATGGAGAAGGGCATGGGTCACTTCCTCGCTGCTGCGGTCATGTTGCGGCGGTAACTGCCGCGCTTGACTCCCGCCTCGAGCGTCAAGCCGACGAGCTCGAAGCCGCGTCCCGAGGAGTTCACTGCGTCCTCGGTGATGCGAAAGCGGATCGCCTCGCATTTCTGGACTGGCAGGTGAACCGAGACCTGGACGCGAGACCCGGACCCGGAAACCGCGAGTGAGGATAGCGCAGCAGACCCGAACACGCGAGAGAAGGAGCCGGTCCAGCTTTCGTTGTAGTCCGTCTGGCCCTCGATCGTGATGCCGCCGGAGTACCACTTGAACAGGAAGGTCGCAGTCCAGAGCCGCTGAAATCCCTGCAGGCCCGCCAGCTTGAGCCAGCTTGTCACCACCTGAGTCTGGTGGGACGAGAATGTCGTCACCGCATCGTGCGCCCATCCGTTCTGGTCTGCCGAGACGACGGTCGTGTTGGTCAGACTCGCGAATCGGCCCCTCCGCAGGCAGCTCGAGAACCGAGCGCGGAGCGTCTGCACGTGCCACCGGTTCAGATCGTAACTCCACACCAGTACGTTCGTGCTTGGCATCACCCAGCGGACTTCCTTTTCCGCCGGCACGAGTGTCGCGGACTCGAATGTCACGCCCGCAGTGGTGTCCTTAGCTGGGAACCCGACGAACGTCACCGCGAGTCCGCGGTCGATCTGGTGGATGCCGCCGCGCGCGTTGTTGCTGTCCGAACTGGCCTGAAAGACGATCCCGAAGGGGCCCTCGACGACGCTGCGAGGGTTGCTGCACCCGACGTCGCCCGACACGAGCCGCGCCGTCTGCAGGGTCGCGCGCTGGCCGGTGTTCGTCCCGGGGTCACCGAAGAGGACGAAGATCGCTCGCTCTTTGAAGACCACGATCTTGTCGTCGAGCGCTGCGATCGCGGTGCACTCGCCTCCCTCGGCCGGAATGCGCGTCACGAGATCGGGCGTGAACTCCGGAGCGAACCCCTCGACGAGCAGCTTGCTCGGCCACACCTCGAGGCGCCCCTTCTCTGCCGAGAGCCCCCAGACGCGCTCCTGCGTCGAGCAGAGGTCGATCATCGGCGGAGGCGGAATGTGGACATACTCGCTCGGCGAGGTGTCCTGCCAACACTGCAAGTAGGTGCTCGGAATGTTGTTCACGATCGGGAGCTCGTGCGGCGCCCCAGTCGCCGGGAGGAGCCCCACCGGCAGCACGGGGACGACGTAGTCGCACCCGGCAAGCGTCGGATGCACTTTCGGAGTCGCCTCCGCCACGAGGTAGCGGGTACCTCCGGCCGACGCACCGTCGCCGCCGGACTGGTAGACCTCGATCTGGTACTGCTGCGGGGACGTCCCCTGGGTGAGCGCCAGGGGCCAGGGCCGCGGGATGATCCACCGCCGTGCGTACCAACGGCCGCCGGAGAAGCTAACCCAGCTGGTGATCTGCTCGTTCGCCACGAACGACCGGTGCACGTTGCCGGCGGCGTCGCGCCACTTGAGCGCGAAGGAACACGGCATCGAGCCCCCACCGACGCCGAACGGGCGCGGATCGACGTTCCCGTAATCGTAGGCCGTGTCGACGGTGCTTGCGTCGACGTAGACCGGCGGCGGCGGCGTGAGCTCAGTCCCGACCACGCCATCGACCACGTTGACGATACCCCCCGACGAGAGCCGCACGCCCTGGGCCGACACCGTGCGCAGCGACGGGGACCCTACGGTGTCCAGTCGCAGGAGGTCGACGTGGCGCTTGTAGATGGGGATCGACGCCTGGGTGTAGACCACGAACGGCATCACGAACCGGCCAGCGCTGACCGCGCGCATGCTCGGCAGGTGGTTGCGGAAGATGCCCGAAGATGGCTGAGTCGTGCCGAAATTGGCCTGGTACAGGTCCGCCGTGTCGATGCCATAGGAGCACACCGGCGCCAGACGCAGGAATGCGCTGCCGGCGGCGTCGGTGTAGACGGGGCGCCCAACGTATCCCGAGAAGAACTGCGTCAGCGACGGCGATGCGAGGTCGCTGCCCGCGAAGTTGCTCTGCCTGTTGATGAGCGGGAACAGGGGGGAGGCCGTGGAGTTGTCCCAGCACGCGCGCCCGCCCAGGCGCACGCCGCCGAGCGTGGTCTGGGAAATCCCCGCCCAGGTGTTCGAGAAGAACACCACGTCGAGCCCAAAGTTGCCGATCCCTCCTGCGTCAGGGACTGAGCATCCATCGCCCGACCACGCGACGAGGAAGCGCCCCGTGCTGTCTGCCTGCACCACGGTCGCGACGTGCACTGCAGTCGTGGCAGAGGGCGTCAAGAACGGTCCAGCCGTCGTGCCAGCCGCGCTCAGGTCCTGGATGATGCGCGACACCGTTCCGTCGCGGTGCGCGATGACGACGTGACCGTTCGCGAGCCCCGCTCCGACTGGTCCGGCCTTGCTGATCGTAGCGTTCGCGGAAGCTGTGAAGTCGTCCTTCCGACGGTAGACGTACGTCAGCGAGTTGTGCCCGTTCACGATCCAGTACGCAGCCGACGCTCCTGTGCCGTCGGCAAAGAACTCGAGCGTCGTGGTCGACACTTGGTTCGCGAACGTGTGAATGCTCGTCGCCGAGGGCATCGTGTAGCTCGACGTGACCACGACGCTCGTGCCGAAGACCGCGCTCTGCGTGCTGTTGGTCCCCACGATGGCGAACCGGTTGCCCGCGACCGCGCACTTCGGGAAGCGAGTCAGTCCGCCGGTAACTTCGACGGGCGGACGCAGGGGCACCGCTGGCCTTCCGTCGGAGGGGAGCTCCCACCACGCGTAGTAGACCTTGTCCTCCTCGAGGTCGTGCCAGACACAGAGGGCGATGGTCTTGCCCGAAATGGTCGCGACGGCCATGTCGGCATGGCGCAGGCTGTTGTTGCCGCGTACCAGCGGGTCGGTCCGGACTTGGCTCGGACGCGGTCCGATGCGTCCGAGCGGCGACCAGGTGTTGTAGACCTCGTCGTGCGCGAACGGGCCGTCGTGCGTGAGCGCCGCGACCCGGCCGCCGCTCTCGAGGATCGTGTGAGCGCCGCCCTCGCCCGAAAGCGCGGCCGACTTGCCCGCCAGGTCGGGAAGGAGCTCGGTGCCGAACCGCTTCGCGATGGATCCGTCCTCCTGGAACCGCGCGTCCTTCACCTCGGCATTCGACGGGCCGACGGCGACGTATTCGTGCACTTGGTCGCTGGTACCAGCGTGGATCGGAACCTCGACGACCTGTTTCTGTAGGCTCATGGGATGGGTCCGATCGCAGCGGCGATGCGGTCGAGCGCCGCCTGCAAGTTGGCCGGCGGAGTGCCCGACCAGTCCGAGGGGTTTCCGGGGGAGTAGGGGACGGAGGCGAGGCTGCTTGTGAGCTCGTCGACGTCGAGCGACACCGAGTCGAAGGCCCGCTGCACGGACTCCCTCGAGGCGCTTGCCTCCACGGGGTATCGCGGGGCCTGCCGGGGCATGTCAGCGAGCCCCCGGCTTGGCGAGGACAGCGTGCCAGTCGACCGTGCGGTCCCAGAGTCCGGCCACCATCCACGCCTGTGCGTCGGCGCTGCGCAGCGCGGTATCCTGGTGAATCGTCGGCACCACGGACCGGATCTCGAAGTCGCACGTCACGCGGTAGTGGTCCAGCCCGTTCGCCTTGCGCCATTCGGCGTTCAGGTACCCCATGGCCTCGCCGGGGATGAACCGGCGATGGGTCGGATCCTGGAATGCGCGCACGGACTTGAGCGACGGCCAGACGACCGTCATCGTGCCGCCCGGCTTGAGGATGCGGAACGCCTCGTCGAAGAAGGCGAACAGCAGGTCCTGACCATCGGCGGTCTCGGCCATCGGGATATGCTCGATGAAGTGCGAGCAGTGCAGCTCGTCGACGGACGCCGACTCGGCAGGCCATGGGAACTGGAGAAGGTCCAGGCGGCGCACGCGGTCGGTGAGAGGCGCGTGCAGGTCGTAGCCGACGAACCCCTCTCGAGGCCGCTGCCCGCACGCCAGATCGATGCGGACCGGTGCGGTGTCTTGGATGATCTCGATCTCGCCGTCCATGGGTCTCCTACCAGACGATCCCGGTGTTCACGTCGAGGTGCCCGACCTTCACTCGGCAATCGGTCGCGAATCGCTTGCCCTTGCGCTTGGCGCGCTCGCAGAAGTACAGGTCCTGCGTCATGGCCGCGGCTCCACCGCCGGGCACGACGTCTGCCACGGTCACGAACCAGGGCGCCTCGAGCTCGCGGAAAAGGTCCATGCGATACAGCGTGCAGCCCTGCGCGATGCCGTTGCATTCGACGACCGCGTCACGCTGGATGGCGC